TGTACTGTTAACTTCCCAGGATACGCAGCGGGAGACGTTGAACTTACATCATTTATGTGTAAGGCAGCTGCTTTCCCAGCATCGATAGTAGCACCTGTAGAGGTTCCGTTCAGAGGAAGAAAACTTCAGATAGCTGGAGATAGAACTTTTGAACCTTGGACTATTACAGTTATTAATGATGTTGGTTTCGAAGTCAGAGATGCTTTCGAAAGATGGAGCAATGGTATTAATGGTCACAACTCTAACACTGGATTAAGTAATCCTACAGATTATCAAGCTGACGGTATTATCGAACAACTTGATAAAGAAGGAAACACAACTAAGAGTATTGATATTCGCGGTATGTGGCCTTCTAACATTTCAGCAATTGAAGTTGCCTATGATCAGGAAAACACAATTGAAGAATTTACTGTAGAGTTACAAATGCAGTACTGGGAGTCAAATACCACTAACTAAAACTAGTATAAATATATTACAGAGAGGGATTAATTTCTCTCTCTGATAATATAGGATAAAATTATGGCAGAATTTTTCGGATTCGAAATAAACAGAAAGAACCAGAACAAAGAAGTTCCAAAGGTTTCTTTCGTACCAAATACAGAAGAGGACGGTGCTGGTGTTATAAGCACTGGCGGTCACTTTGGTGCATATTTAGATCTTGATGGAGATAAAGCAAAGAGCGAAATAGATCTTATTATGAAATATCGTGATGTTGCAGCACAACCAGAATGTGATGCAGCGGTAGAAGATATAGTAAATGAAGCAATCGTTGGAGATCATAACGATGTTCCGGTAGATATAGTCTTAGATAAAGTAGACGCTTCAGATAAAATTAAAAAGATGATGAAAGAGGAATTTGATACCGTTGTTTCTCTTTTAAACTTTAATCAGTATTCACATGATATATTTAGAAAATGGTATATAGATGGAAGACTACCTTACCATGTTATAATAAACGATGGTAATCCAAAAGCAGGTATTAAAGAATTAAGATATATAGATCCTACTAAATTAAGAAAAGTAAAAGAGATAGAAGAAGAGGAAGATCCTAAAACAGGTGCTAAGCTTATTAAGAAGCAAAAAGAATTCTTTCTTTTCCAAGATAATGCTTTAGGAAAATATAATCAAGGATTAAAAATTAATCCAGATGCTATCGTATATGGTACATCTGGAGTATTAGATTCATCACGTAAAAGAATCTTATCTTATTTACATAAAGCTATTAAGCCAGTAAATCAGTTAAGAATGATGGAAGATTCTGTTGTTATCTATAGAATAAGTAGAGCACCAGAAAGAAGAATATTTTATATTGATGTTGGTAACTTACCAAAGGGTAAAGCAGAAGAATACTTACGTGGTATTATGAATCAATATAGAAACAAATTAGTTTATGATGCTAAAACTGGTGATGTTAAAGATGATAAAAAGCATATGAGTATGTTAGAAGATTTCTTCTTACCAAGACGTGAAGGTGGTAGAGGAACAGAAATAACTACATTACCAGGTGGAGAAAACTTAGGACAAATAGATGATATAATCTATTTCCAAAAGAAATTATATAGAGCATTAAACGTTCCTATTAATAGGTTAGAACAAGAAGCACAGTTTAGTTTAGGTAGAGCTTCTGAAATAACTAGGGACGAAGTTAAATTTAAAAAGTTTATTGATAGATTGAGAAAAAGATTCTCAGACGTTTTTATACAATTATTAAAGACTCAATTAATGTTGAAGAACGTAATTACTCCAGAAGAGTGGAACGAATGGAAAGAATCCATACAGTTTGACTATATTGAAGATAATTACTTTTCAGAATTAAAAGAAGCTGAAATGTATAGAGAAAGATTCGATATGTTAGGTTCACTAGATGAGCATATTGGCCGATTTATATCAAATGAATGGGTTAAAAAGAATATACTTAGATTTAGTGATGATGATATAGAGACTATGAATAAGCAAATCGAAGATGAGGAACGTGGCGGCGAGAACGATATGCCTGATCCAGATGATCCTAGGTTCGGTTAAGACTTTAAATTTTATAAATATAATACAGAGGAAAATTGAAATGAGTGAAACTATTAAAGATATTATTGCTAGATTAAAAGACGGTGATAACGTAAACGCAAAAAAAGGGTTTGATACAGCAATGGCTGACAAAATGCAAGACTCTTTAGATGCAAAAAAAGTAGAGATTGCTTCTAGCATGATTCAGAAAAAGGTTGAAGAACCTGTTGAAGAACCTGCTATCGAAGCTGAATCTGAAGAAGAATAGGACAAATATGAAATTAATCGCAGAATATAACGATAGTAATTTACAAAGCTATATTACCGAAGATAAAAAAGGTAATAAGAGTCACGTTATTGAAGGCGTATTCATGCAGGCTGATTCTAAAAATAGAAATGGCCGAATATATGAGAAAAAGATTTTAGAAGCTGCTGTTGATAAGTATATCAAAGAGCAAGTTTCTACTGGAAGAGCAGTTGGAGAGTTAAATCATCCGGAAGGACCAACTGTTAATCTAGATAAAGTTTCACATAAGATTACTGAACTCAAATGGGACGGAAGTAATGTTATAGGAAAAGCATCAATCCTTAAAACTCCAATGGGGCAGATCGTAGAAGGTTTGCTTGAAGGGGGAGTTAAGCTTGGTGTATCAAGTCGTGGAATGGGAAGCCTTGTGCAAAAGAATGGTACTAGCTACGTTGGCAAAGACTTTATGTTAGCCACCGTGGACATTGTCCAGGATCCATCCGCTCCAGAAGCATTCGTTAATGGAATTATGGAAGGAGTAGAATGGGTATGGGATAATGGAATACTAAAAGCACGAGACATTGAAATAATTGAGACTGAAATAAAGACAGCTAAGAATACTGTATCTTCGGATGTAGAAATTCGAGCCTTTAAAAATTTCCTCTCGAAACTTGTAAACTCTAAATAAATAGGAGAAACGACATGTCAGAAGACGTAAACAACAATAACGCTGAAGACATATCTGAGCAAGCTTCTGATGAAGTACTTAACGATGAAGAACAAGTAGTCGAAGGTACTGAAGAGGAAGTTGTTGAAGAAACACAAGAAGAAGTTGCTGAAGCTTCAGAAGAATCTGTAGAAGATTTAGAAGAAGCTAAAGTTAAAAAGGAAATGGGACACGAAGAAGAGTCCGTACAACCTCAAGAGGTTGCTATTCCTAAAACTAAAGCTGGTGTTATCCAAGCAGCTGTTGATATGTTAAAATCAGCAAGAAAAGAGGACGCGCAAAAGCTTTTCGCTAAGATGGCGAAGATAGACGAAGTCGATGAAGATAACGATCAAGAAGTAGCAGATGCAGATAAAGCCATGAAGGCTTCTTTACCTAAGAAGAAGAATGAGCTTAAAGCAAAAGCAAAAGTTGAGAATGTTGACTTCGATGAAGATCTAGATACAATCATCAAAGAAGAAGCTACTCTTTCAGATGGATTCCGTGATAAAGCATCAACTATATTCGAAGCAGTGCTAACTAGCAAACTTGCAGAAGAAGTTGAACGTTTAGAAGCAGAATATGCGCAAAACTTGGAAGAAGAAGTTACTGACATCGAATCAGGCTTAGTAGAAAAAGTAGACTCATACTTAAACTACGTAGTTGAAGGTTGGATGAAAGAAAACGAAGTTGCAATCAATCAAGGTTTAAAAACTGAAATTGCTGAAGACTTTATGACTTCCTTACAAGCAGTGTTCAAAGAACATTATATCGAGGTTCCAGAAGGTAAAGAAGACTTAATCGACGATTTAGCCGAGCAAGTATCTGAGCTAGAAGAATCTTTAAATAAATCCACAGAAGAAAATATTTCTTTAAATAGTCAAGTTCATTCTTTCGAGAAAGACGAGATTATAAGAGATGCTTCTTCAGGGCTTGCAGAAACTGAAGCTGAAAAATTAGCTAAACTAGCAGAAGATGTTGAGTTTGATACTAAAGATTCTTTCCAACAGAAAGTTGACACTATCAAACAAAGCTACTTCAAAGGTGAAGTTAGTGAATCAGTGGACGAAGTAAACAGCATGGCAGGCGAAGATACAGCAGAAATTGTTGAATCAACAGAAGCTATGTCTAGATACACTCAGGCTATAACTAAATTTAATAAGTAATCAAAAGGGGAAACAAATGTTTAACGCAGATTCAAAATTAATTGAAAAATGGTCCCCAGTACTAGAGCACGAAAGCGCTCCAAGTATTGATGATCGCTACAAGAAAGCTGTTACAGCTAGATTGTTAGAGAACCAAGAGATTGCTCTTAAAGAAGAAACAGCACAAGCACAAGGAAATTACATTTCCGAGGCAGCAGCTGCTAACAATATTGGATCAGGTTCGGCTCCGAATAACATCGGAACTTTCGATCCAGTATTAATCTCTTTAGTAAGAAGAGCAATGCCTAACTTGATTGCATATGATATTGCTGGTGTTCAGCCAATGACTGGACCAACTGGCCTTATCTTCGCAATGAAGTCAAAATATAGTTCACAGTCAGGATCAGAAGCATTCTTCGACGAAGCAGATACTGATTTTTCTGGAACTGGTACTCATCAAGCAGACCCAACTGGTTTGTCTGGTGTAACTGATGCAGACACTGACGCAACTATTGCTGATGAAGCTGACACAGTCTCAACTTTCGGTTCAGGTATCGCTACCTCAGCCGCGGAAAGACTTGGTGTTGGTGAATCAGGTGATGGTTCTTTCGGTGAAATGGCTTTCACAATCGAGAAAGCTACTGTAACTGCTAAATCAAGAGCACTAAAAGCTGAGTACACAATGGAACTAGCACAAGACCTTAAAGCTATTCACGGTTTAGATGCAGAAGGCGAATTAGCTAATATCCTATCAGCTGAGATCCTAGCGGAAATCAACAGAGAAGTTATTAGATCAGTTCTAAAAACTGCTAAAATCGGTGCTTTACAAGCTTCAACAGCCGTATCCGGTATATTTGATGTCACAACTGACTCAGATGGTAGATGGATGGTTGAGAAGTTCAAAGGTCTAATTATGCAACTCGAAAGAGAAGCTAATGTTATCGCTAAAGAAACAAGAAGAGGAAAAGGTAATTTCGTATTATGTTCTTCTGACGTTGCTTCAGCTCTAGCAGCTGCTGGTCTATTAGACTACACTCCAGCTTTATCAGCTAACTTGAATGTTGACGATACTGGTAACACTTTCGCAGGTGTCTTAAATGGCAGAATGAAAGTTTACATTGATCCATATTCAACTGTTGATTTCGCATGTGTTGGTTACAGAGGTTCAAACCCGTATGACGCTGGTATATTCTACTGCCCATACGTTCCTTTAACTATGGTTAAAGCAGTTGGTGAGAACGATTTCCAACCAAGAATGGGATTCAAAACAAGGTACGGCATGATTGCTAACCCTTACGTAGCTATTGATGGTACTATCGGTGCAGATAGAAGCAACCAATACTTCAGAATCTTCAGAGTTGATGACATTATGAACTAAGTTCTAATTCAATTCGAATTCAAAGAAAGGGGCACTTCGGTGCCTCTTTTTTTGTAGCCTGGTTTTTAACACGTATAAATAGTAGTATGATAGAAACAACATTAATGTTGTTGATACCATTTGCCATTGTAGGCTGGTATCTTTTGTTATCGGATCCAACAGACAATAGGTCGATCTGGACTAAATTTCATGTAATGATGAAATCAGGTAGATTAAATAAGGTTATTAAGAAAATTTTTTAAATGGCATTAACAACAAATAAAAACTTTCTAAGCCCGGTAGGGTTTAGTTTTAAAATAGATAACACAAATTTTCCAAACTTGGAATATTTTTGCACAGCTGTGACATTACCTGGCATTAGCCTGGGTGATGTCCCAGTACCATATAAAGGTGTCAACCTTGCATTTACAGGTGATCGTATGGGATTTGAGGATCTTGCTATTAGATTTAATATTACTGAAAATATGGAAAACTATATAGAAACATTTAATTGGTTATCTAATAGTGTGCAAAGAAAAGATGCAGATGAAAATTATAAGTTTGATGCAATTTTAGCAATACTATCATCACATAATAATGTAAATAAAGAAATAGCATTTTCAGGAGTATTTCCAGTATCCCTAAGTGCTGTTGAGTTTAATACTCAAGCGACAGACATAGAATACGCACAGGCAGACTTAGTTCTCAAATATACATCATTTGAATTTAGATAGGGGTTTACTTTTACCCAAAACTGTGGTATAATATACGTTATGAATTTAGAAAATGTATTAGAAATGTGGAAGAAAGACAATGTAATCGACGAGATGGCATTAGATGAATCATCCAGAGACACAGCAAAATTACACTCAAAATACCTAGAATTACACGGTGTGAGTAGACTTAGATTAAAACAATTAGAATTAGATTTTAAAGTTTTAT